CGTCATTTCCTTCTTCACCGCGCCCGCCACCCGGTCATCGGCCCAGCCACTCACCGCCGCCGCAACCCCCGCCGCGATGGCCGCCGGCAACTCCCCGCTGTTCAGTAGGTCGCCCAGCTGCCCCTGGCTCTCACCGCTCCATCGCGCCGCCAACCCGCTCAACGACTCCTCCACTAGTTCCGCCACCTCCACCGGGTCCGTCAGGCCCACCTCGCGCGCCGCCTCACGCGCCACCGCCGCCGCGTAGCTCTGCATCGTGCTCCTCATCAGGTCTTTCACGCGCAGCGCGTGCTCGCCGTAGTACTCCTCCATCCACGTCTGGAATCCGCCCACGTCGCCAACCTCAAGAAACCGCGCCGCCGCATCGCCCACCTCCGCGCCCTCGCGCTTGGCCGCGCGGAGCAACGCCTCGATAAACAGCGGCTCGTAGTCCCCACGCAGGTCCACCCGCGGTGGGGCCTCGCGCGTCACGCGCGCGTGCCCGTGCGCGCAACAGTCCGCCTGCGCGCGCGTGGCGCCGTCCCCATCCACCGATGGGTCACCCTCCTGCGGTACCGGCTCCTCGCCGTCGCCCGGGGCGTCAGGCTCCTGCTCCCCGCCAAACCCGCTCGGCTGCGATCCCGGCACCGGCGCCGCCAGCACGTTGTCCAGAGTCACCAGATTCGACAGCACCAGCGGGTGGTTACCCACATCCCCGTCGTATGGGTTTAAGCCCAGTTCGTCGCGCGCCTCGTCAATCGTCGTGATACCGTGCGTGATGCTCTTGAGGTGCGCCTCCACCCGGCTCGCTAGGTCCGCCTTCTGGATCTGTTCCACAGAAAACCGGATGCTCAGATCTAACTGTTCCGGGTCGAGCAACCGCGTCATCATCTTCTGTTCCGCCAGTCGCGCCAGTGGCGCCAACGTCAGCGTCACGAACTGAATGAACAGGTGCTCGATGTTCTTCTGGTGCGCGTCCGCCAGATCTCCCAGCATCACCCGCGGCACCCGCAGAATCCGCGCCGCCTCGCCCACCTGGTACGTACGGCAGTCGATTGCCTGGCTATCCCGAGGCGACACGCCAATCTGGTGGTACGTCGCACCTTCCTCGATAATGGCCACCCGATGCGCGTTGCTCAGTCCACTATTGAGTTTTTCAAACTCTGCGCGGAATACCGCTTTGTCATTTGCCGAGAAGTCGGCATCGGGTGGAAAAATCAAGACAGCCCCGGTCATGCCCCCGTTGCCGAAGAACTTCGCGGCATACTGCTCCAGCGCGATACTCAACCCGATGGCTTCCTTGTGCCGCATCAGGTTGTTCTCGCCGACAAATCCGTGCGTGTAGAAGTCCGTCAGGTGGAGCACATTACGCGCCGGCATCACCACGCGCCGCCCGTCCCCCAACGTGAACGTGTACACCGGCGCGCCGCCGGCCGCCGCGGGAAAGCTCAGCTCCATGCGGTCACTGATGAGCGGCCAGATAGCCTCGACCCGCCCCGTCGGCCCCCGCACGATTTCCGCGTAGGCGTTGCCCCGGACCTTCATCGAGGCGAACATCCACCGCCAGAACTCCATCGCCGTCTGCGCCGGGTTAGGCTCCAGGTACAGCAACCGGTCCAGCGGGTCGTCCGCGGCGATCTCCGTGCGCATCGACGCACCCGTACCGCCGGTGCGGTAGAGGTGACACGCAACCATCCCCATGCAGTCCGCGATCAGGCTGATGCCCGCATAGATGGCGGTGGACTCCAGCGCCACGCGCTCGTCCACCTCGATCCCCGTCGAGGACTCCTCCATCCGCGGTGTGTACCAATAATCGGCGCCCGGCCCACGCCCGCGCGACACGCGCGCGCGCCCGGTAAGCACACGCCAGGAGTCTGATACTCGTCCCATGCACTAACTGTGCAATGGATCCCCCCTATAACACAATCGCATTTTCCTGATTCGGGAAGATATTTTCCTGAATCAGGAAGAAATCAACGTTGCCGCTCTATTCTGGCCACTTCATCGCTATGCAGCCGGATCATGCACCCCTCGTATCCACAGTCCGCGCAGCGCCGGTAGATGACGCTGCCGTTCTGCCCGTACCTAAGGTATCGCCGACTACCACAGGAGGGACACACCGCGCGCACCTCGAACCCGCTAATCGTCCGTTCCTTTTCCATCGATGATCTCCTTGGCGTTACCCAACAGCACACGTGCTTCCTCCGCGCGCCGCTGCCGCTTCTTCCGTTCCCACAACCCCGCGAACTCAAGCGCCATGCCCATCGCCATCACCAGTGCAACCACCCCGTCGATTTTCTGTAGGCTCTTCTTCTTGTCCGGCCGAAGGTTGCCCGCCGCGTCCTGGCTCACCACCACATGGTCTGCGCACCACCGCAACACCGGGTGCCCGCCGTGTCGCAGCCGCTCACTCAGCACCAGCGCCATCAGCTCCTTTGTCCCCGCGTTCAGGTACTTGTACGTTTGCGGGATCTCGGACACCTCAACCCCGCGCTCGTGTAGCTCGCGCACCACCTGCGCGCCGTTCCACGGGTCGCCGCCCACCGCTACCACGTCGTACTCAGCGAAGCACTGCCCAATCTGTTCCAACACGTCGCCCTGGTCAATCGTCGGCCCACTACACAACCGCATCACCCCCTGCTCGGCCCACACGTCATACCGCACGTGGTCCGCCTGCCCCCGTTCTTCCAGGCCCTCGCCCGGCATCCAAAACCACGCGCGCACCAGCCACTCGCCAGCCACCCGCGTCGGGTCCGGGTATGTCGCCGCGCGGTCCTCCTCGTTCTCGGCGGCCATGCTCACCCCCTGCCGCTTCCGCCGTTTCCGCTTCGCCGGGGCGACCGCCCGTTCAACACCCACGTCTATCCAGTCCTCCGGCGGGAACAGTGCCACCAGCGCCGTCAGGTCGCACCGCGCCGCGAGGTCGTACGCGAGATAACACGGCCGCCCCGCCAGCTCCACGTCCGCCACATCCCCGTCGCACGCGTCCCAGCGAGACATATCCAGCCACCGCTCCTCCTGCGCCGTCCACTGGTTCAGGTACAACCGCCGGCGGCTGTTCTGTAGCGCCGGACTGTTCGCCGCCGCGTGCATCTCGCTCGCCAGGTCGTCTAACTTACGCGGGTCGCCGATACCCGGACGCTCCCGCAGCCAATTCTGTAGCTGCGTGTGGTAATTCCCGGGTGCCGCCGGGTCATACCGCCACGGGCACGCCGCGCTCAGCCGCACCGGACGCACCCCCGCCTCCTCGCCCGGCGGCGCTGGCTCAATCCATTCATCCAGCCCCAGCCCCGGGTTGGCCTTGATCCACGTCTCCAATTTCCTCCAGTCATCCGACTCGTCCGCCGCCGCGATGTACCCGAAGAACGTGTCGTCCCGCGCCTCCGGCCCGCCGTAGATGCACCCACGCGCGTAACTGTGCATCGTGTAGCAGACGCTCTCACGGTCGAACCCAGCGGTGGTAATTATGAACCGCAGCGGCTGCCGCCGCGCCCCGCTCGACGTGGCTAGCACGTTCCACAGCTCGTCATTCAGCCACGCGTGGAACTCGTCCGCCAGCACCCCGTGCAGGTTCATGCCGTGCTTGGTCCCAGCTTTGCTCGTCAGAATCCGAAACATGCTGTTTGTCTTCCGGCACAGGATCCGCTTCTTCATCACCGTCAGCAGCTCGCTCAGGTCCGGACTGGCCTCCACCATCCGGCACGTCTCTTGGAACAGCTCGAACGCCTGCTCCTCGTTCGAAGCCACGCACACCACGTCCGCACCAGGTTCCCCATCGCCCACCACGAGCAGCGGCGCCGCCGCCGCTAGCAACGTCGTTTTCCCGTTCTTCCTGGGGATCTCGATGTACGCCGTCCGGAACCGACGCGACCCATCCGGCCTCCTCCACCCAAACAGCGGCCGCCAGATGTCGTCCTCCTGCCACTGTGCCAACTGAAACGGCTGTCCCGCGTGCTCCCCCTTACTGTGGTGGCAGAACAGCGGCACGAACCGCACCGCCAGGTCCGCCCGCGCCGGGTCGTACCAGCACCCATTCCGCACCGCCGTCACATCCGACGCCGTGCGCACCCACGACGGGTCCATGCCCTGCGCATCACACGCCGCACGCGCCTCCGCCCACTCCGCGGACAGCGACGCCACAGGCCCCGTGATGTCTACCGGACGGCAACGGTGGATCACTGGCCACCACCCGGTTTCCCGTAATATATGCGGCAGCTGTCCTCGTCAGGATATTCGCAATGAAAGTCGCCCGACAATATCATCCGCATTTTGTCATTCGCCGATATTGCCTTCGTCACAAGACGTTGATACCCGAAGCACTTAGGCGCCTTTGCAACAATCGCCGAAACATCCAACAGATCGTTTCTGCTTTGCTTAAGAAGCGCTCCAATATTTACATAATCCTCGTAGCTCAGGCTCACGATGCCTTTCTCCTTCCTCTTTTTTTTCTTGTTGATAATGCCAGCGCAGCCGCGATACGTCCCCGTGTATTCTTGACTTTGTCTTCAGCAATAATGTCATTCTCTAACCGTTGTTCTTGTGTGCAAAAAGGCCAGTCAAAAATAACACTGTCCATATAGTTGCGACCTGCCACATAGGTGCTCAGATATGGTGCCATTGCGTTACTGATAATACTCACCGCTTCAAGCATTACATGCGGGTGCCTTGACAACCCATCCATCCAGTTGCCATCACCCATTTCAAACAACTCATTAGCAACACAAAGCAGATAGGCGGTTCTAATACACTGAAGCAACAGCAACTGTGCACCCCTGTGCTTTTCGAGGTATGGCATACTTTTTCCAAACACCTGATGTGCAAAACACCTTATCCATTCAAACTCAATCTCCCTGCCTCGCATCATGTTGACTGCTACAACAGGCGAGCTGCGCTTATATACTAAAACTTCCCCGACCAAGGCTAGTGGCTGCCTATTTAGGTTGCAGCAAAAGTCTGCAAAGCAAAAGTCTATTGGGCTATGTTCTGGCCAGTTGTCAAAAACATGGACAAAATTGCCACATATAGCGATGACACCGCGCCTTCGCAAGCTTGCAACAACATCTTTCGATCTGTCCACAGCAAACAAATTGGCCTCGTCGAACCCTTTTGACAAGGCAACGGGACGATCTAGGTCTTGTTCTCCGCTTAAATATAGTACCCGCGCCTCAGATATGCGCACCCCTTTATGCCTCAATCTACGAACGGCCTGATTCCACATACGACGTCGCCAGTTATTCTTGCTGCCGACCTTGTAGTTTTCCAACCCACCCTGCATTACTTCCCCCCCCGCACCTTCTTCAGCTCACCCAGAAACTCATCCATCGCACTGCTCCCGCTCTTCTCTAGCCCACCTAGCTTCACCCGCGCCGCCGGCGTAAGCCCCAGCTCACCCATCCACTGCCGCTCGTGACTGCTCGCGTCCCGCAGCATTGCCACCTCCGGCCGCGCCTTCCCGTTCTCGTCCGTGTCGCCGTTCTGTTCCAAGTACTTCGCCAGCCGCGCCTTCCTGGCAAACCACAGGCAATAGTTTCCCAGCGCCGACTGGTCCACATCCCGCAGCCCGATGCCCGATAGGTAACCCACCACCCGCTTCCACTCCGCCCTCGCCGCGCGCCCCAGCCACGACGGCGCCGACGGTACCCCGCCCCCCGGGTCCGGCACCACCGGGATCGGCCGCCGCGCCGGGTTTCCCTCGAACACACGCAGGTCGGGATGTTTCGGTTTCGGCCCTCTCGCACCCATCGTTCAATCCTCCATTCTGTCAGCTATCATACAGTTAGAAGTCTAACAGTCGCCATACCTGCGCCCAGATTTTTTTTGC